TGTATTGATCGATAAACGGAACGTCTTCATAAATAACAATACATTCAACACCATCTTCTCCCCTCTTATAACCCTTAACTCTTTCTGTACGCAACTCTGATGTAAACTCTCCTACCCTTCTGTCATTTTTACCAGGACAATCAGGTATTACAACATCATCTTCCTTTTTTTCTGGTATTGTTGCATCTGTTGTTTTTGTTTCTGGTAAAGGTAACTCTTCATTATCTACAGGTGCTTGTTCTGTAATGACAAGATTCTCAGGTGTATAGTCAAGAGGAATATAGCTAGGAAATGGAAAATCGCACGATGTGAATACGCCATTTTTATCCTGGATAAGTAAATTACGATTACCAGTATTTTTTATATCACGATGTTGATAAGTACAACCAGGTACATCAATATCTGGTGGTTTTGCAATATTTATATAATGTTGGCTATATGGTTCTGGTATATCAGGTACATATATTTCTGGTATATGTATCTTAGGTATTTCCATTAGATAGGTAGTGACTTACCTGTAACACTTGGCAGTTTTTTATCTATTTGACTAGGTAATATTTTTTGTACCTCTTGCATAACCTCGTTCATAACTTTTGACTTAAACTGTGGCGAGGAAAAGTATCTATATGCAAAGTATCCACCCCCAAGCATTGACGTTGATAATAAAAATGAGAGGATAGAAGCAGCTTGAGTTATACGAGTTAGTAACATGAAAGAAGCCTTTTCTAAAGCATTAGTACCTGTGACAATTATAACCTTTTGTGGAATCTGTGCATTAGCACCACTTTATGTAGGTCTGTCTGTTATATCTACCAAGGTACACCAGAAGCGGTAGTAGGTGTTTCGATTTCTTTTATCTCATCTTCAAGACTTCTTTCTATTTCTGCAACCTGATCTCCAAGTGCTGTTTTTACCCAACCTAAAACAGTTGTAGAATTTAGGCTTGCAAAAGCAATAAAATCACTTGGCAATGAATCAGGCTTAATATATGCAACTTCGCCTGTTCTTCTTGCCTTTTCCTCAGAATCAGAAATACCTTTTACTCTATAAATAACTTTTGTGACGTAACCATCTGATAGATCACGCTCCATCGTATTTATTTCCCAAGTTTTTGTAACTGCCATGACTTTAAAAAATCTTTATACCGATTCTACTTTATTATCAGCATTAATCAATTTTTCTAATTTTTCGATACCGCCCTGATCTTTTATAATTAGTCCGACTATAGTGTTTCTCTCTTTTTGTAAGTTTTCTACTTTTTTTATTGCTTCTGACTTTACCTCCTCAATATCTTTATCTATTATTTCAAGTTTTTTTGTATTAAACTCAATAGAATCTTTTGTTTCTTGGATTAAATCTTCTGGTGTCATTGATAATTAATATTTAAATTTATTATAAACAGAATATGAAGTTGCTGTTAAACTATCGTACACCTTTACAACTAAAGTACTAGTATCAATATTTTTATCTTTTATAACAAATCTTTGATTATAAGTATTATCAATTGTAAATGTATCTAAACGTTGTACGCCTTGTTTAAGTGTTACATTGTTAAAGGTAAATGTGTCTGTGCTTGCGTCATATGATGATGTATAATCTTCAGTAGTCTGAAATATATATGTTGTATTATCAATGATGGCATTAAACTTTGTTCCTTTAACCATTTGATAAGATGTAATTCCAGCTGAGTCACCGGCTGCTGATCTATTAAATACAACATTTACGCTTGAGGTTGCGCCAGTTCTAGAAGTTGGTGTATAGCCAAGTAATTTAGCACGAGATACAACATTACCACGTACTTGTGCTGAATCAAGAAATGATTCATTCATTACCATGTGTGCAGTTACGGCATTGTAGTGCGTGTTATATGCAAGAATATCTAAAAGATTATTTAGTCCTGAACCTGTAAAATCAAAATCTCTGAACGGACCAGAGTCTCGATTAAAATAATTTCTTAAATTGTTTTTTATCTGATTAAAGTCTAGTTCTGTAGTATTAATTTGTGTTGCCATTACCGTAGCCTCTCTAAGTAGAAATTGATTTCCTCTGCGTTATTAGAAAATAAAACATTGAATCCGACTGTTACTGCATATCTATTTCTATCTTCATCATTTAATACTTGTACTTTTACACCATTTGCTCATGATTTAATTTCTATTTTTAAACTTTGAGCTGTAAATTCATCTGCAGGTTCGAACAACAATGCGGTTATATTACTACCGACTTGTGGTTGAAATGGTCTATCGCCAAAATTAGTTAATAATAAATTTGTTACAGAATTTTTTACCGCGTCTAAATCAGTTAAAGGTTTAATATCACTTGTATTTGGATGCAAGCGAAAATTAAGATCTAGATCGCTGTAAGAATTTCTTCTACTTAATCTACTACTTTTTGTTTTATTATAGTCTGATAGTGCCGAACTCATACTATCTATTTATAACAGAAATACAGATTTATTTTAAATTAGTATCCCGAACTATAACTAGTTGATGACGGCGGGGTGTATGTTGTTGAGGTAGTGGTTGTCGTCGTACTCGTACTTGTGCCTGCACTAGATGTGCTTGTTGTTACACTAGATTCTGTTTCGCCTGTAGTTACATTTGGTTTAGTATGCACATATCCTAATGCGCTATATCTTAGGTGATCCTCATATGTTTCTGTAAATACTGCTTCTCCTGTGGTTGGATTGTACATAGTGTGTGGTGTAAATGAAGTTGTAGTATATACAACACTAGATGCATAAGGTAAGTCTGGACCGAAATTAGTATTTGCTTCGTAAGCATTTATTTGTATAAGTTCTTGTTTATATTTTATGAATACATCTTTTAAAACATCGCCTATGTTTCTAAACTGTTCATCTCTAAACGATTCAGGTTCACGTTTAATAATTTCAGAATATGTGTATCCGAAAACAACGCAATAATCTTCTAAATTACCAGTAAAAGATATGCCAAAAAGTTTTTCTTTTTGTGAAGATATTTTTAATTTATCTGTTATTTCTGTATATAATTCTTCAACACTATCTTCTGTTTCTTTTATATTTTGTGAAAGATGATTTATTATTTGCTGAGCTATTTTTTTAATTCTAGTATAACCTAAAATTTTAGATTCTCTAAATACTGCTTGATCTAATTCAAATATTTGTTCTGCAGATAAAGAATCGTATCCTAATTTTGTTGCGTATTGTGCAACAGATAATATTTTTCTACTAAATCCTTTACCTGTTGCAGCGTTTTCGAGTTGTTGTCTAACTAATTTATTCATAACATAGTTAGCATCAGATGCTTCTTTATTTTTTACAACAGTAATTCTATCTAATATAGCATCGAGTTCTGTTAAAATTGCATTTCTATATGCAGAATATTGAATAAATGTAACAACAGTATTACCGCTTGTGTTAATTCTATTATCAACAACTGTAGAAGTTATAGGAATAGGTAAATCAGGAGCTGTTGTAGTTATAACAGGATCACTATCAAGTTGCACCGGAGAATATGCACCATTAGCTTGTAATACACCGTCAACATTAGGAGCTTGTGTATAGATATCATACCGCGGATTACTTAAAACTTCATCAACAATAACGTCTACATCATCTACTGCTTCTTTCCACTGTCTTCGAATGTTTGCAAACAAATTAGTTGCATTATCATCACCACTAGCTAACGCATTTTGAGCAGCAACAAGATCAGTATGAAAGTTTGCAAGCTCTTCAACGTCAGGAAATGCATCGTCTAAAGCACCAAACAATGAATCTAAATCAGAATTTAATTCATCAAGTGAATCTGCACCTGCATCTAATTTACTAGATGCAACATCATTTGAATCGTCTATATTTTCAAAGATATTTTGATTTGCTGTATTTCTTGCCATAATTAGTTTAAGTATATTGCGGTACCATTCATAGTTATTGTACCAGAGGCTTTACCTATCATACTTCCTTTTGTATCCAATAACATTTGTCCTTTAGATGTTATTGACATTTTTGATTTTGTTGATGAATGTCTAACATTACCTTGTGTTAAATATGTTGAGTCACCTTTTACTTTTGTATTTTGTGCTCCTTTTACAATGGTTTTCTTATCACCTTTAATGATAGACTTACTATTTTTTTCTACTGTTCTTAATTCTTGTTTCTTAACTTGCAATGTTCTGTCTTTAGTTACATTTGAAAACATGTCTTGACCAACATCTGTGAAATAATTTTTACCCATTTTTTGGTGTTGAGACCCTTTTACATTTACCG